AGCGACATGTTGCCCGGCCTGTCGTTCGCTTTCCGCTGCCGCTTCCGCGCTCTGCTGCGCCTGCGCCACCATTTCCTCAAAGCGTTTCACTACATCCGGCTTTAAATCGCCTTCATCAAGGGCGGTCAGAAAGTCGTTCAGTGTGCCGGGCTTTGAATCGTCGTAAACCGAAATATCACCAACACAATATTCTCTTTCAATACATGACCGAAGATAAACGTCATATCTTCCGGTCTGAGCCCCAAATGCATATTCTCCTGCCGACCCTGTCACCACTGTTGCCACCGTTCTCATGACCACTGCGGATGTATTCTGTCGGGCTTTCAGAATAATATGGTATCCGGACATGGGGAGTCCCGCGCCATCCGTCAGCACCCCCGAAATTAATACAGACATGTTTATTTCCTGATTCAGAAAACATTAACCAAAATAATTGACGCCTTTTTTCTTGCCACTGGCTTTCCCCTTTGCAGAAATATCCGTGGTCAGTGACAGATTCAGCGTAAATCCCTGTCCCGGTACCAGTGAAAACTCCACAGACTCAGCCTGCCAGTGATGGTCCTCACGCACACCAAATCCCTGCGTGACAAAACGCATCTCCGCCCCTGCTTTCAGCAGTTCCGGCCTGCAGGGCAACGTTATCGTCATCTGGCGTCCGGCTTTCTGCACACGTTTAACCTTCGACTCTGCACAGTGTTTTGCGGTGCCATGGTCAGGCTGGGTAAACGGATGCCGCTTATCTGTTGACTCCACGTCAACTTTAACTTCACGTGTGCGTCCGTCACGGGCATCAAAATACCGGACCCCAACTTTCCCGCTCTTTTTATCCCCCTTCGCACCACCCGCAGCGCCCTGTCGCTCACCTTCACGATAATCCCAGTCTGATACCATACCCGGCATAATGGTTATCTCAGGCGCATTTCTGCCCCCCGTACTTTGTGATGCCCCGTATTCCAGAAATAACCAGTAGCCATTGGTCGGTTTACTGGTGGCGCCGTACATACCTGCAATGCGGGACAAGAGGGCAGCATCAGATTCTGATGACTGCATCACCCACGGGATATGAATATCAGCAAGCACCGATGAGACGCGCGCCACCAGATTATTTTCAGTGGCGATGGTTTTCACCAGGTCGCCCAGTGTGATATCGCTGAAAGCCCGGGTTTTCAGTGCGGTCACGTCTGCGCCATGTTTTGACGCATTCATGGGGGCTGCGGTGGCATAAATGGTGATCCGGCGGGGAGGACCGCCACTTGCCACCTGGCAGACGGTAAAGCTGCCTTTATTTACCAGTTTTCCGTTGAATCCCAGTCCCAGCGTTAATACTGCGCCTTTTGGTGGCAGCGCCATCGTCTCACTGAACAGGGTTATCATCAGTTCATCGGAGCGCTTTGTGGCAGCACCATTATCGGTATAACGCAGTTCAGCCAGCCCCCGCTTTATGGCCTTCGTGATATCCTCCCCCTCTGCTGTCAGGCTGAAATCCGGCTGATACTCATTCAGTCCCATAGCTGAAACGTCTCCTTTTCCTCCGGTTCATACACCCAGTCCGGCAACACGATTTCCACTCCCGCCGGATAGACCGGACCAATATCAGCCAGTCCGGGATTGGCTTCCAGTACCGCCGCCAGTGACTGGTTAAGTCCGGCGCTGCCATAGTGTCTCTGACAGATATCATCCAGCATATCGCCGTCAGTGGTCCGCCAGTTTTTCGCCATAGTATTTCAGCTCCAGTGTGAACGTTTTGTTCTTCGGCGCACCGCCGGGAAGAAAGGACGTGGTGTTATCTGAATAGGCAGTTGCCACGAAATACCCCATCACATCACCTGTGCTCGAGACCAGAAGATGCGGGGCCGGATTGTCATCCACCATCTGAACCAGTGTATCAAGAGCGTCCATTCCCACACCGTCACGAAATCCTGCATGCGCCATACCTTCAAGGGTTATTGTTCTGGCCCCCTTGCCGGTATACTGCAGCAGGTCGTTTTTTCCGATAAGCTGTTGTTCATCCCATCGCCATTCCATCGTGCGCTTCATGGCGTTATAAGCAGCAGTATCAATACTGAATTCAAACTCACCAAACGACAGCATGACGCGGGAGGCGACATCCGTTAATGATCCCACCGCGTCCCATGCTTCACGCTCAAGCCGGTTTACGCCCCAGCCCAGCAAATCCACCATATTCACCCCCAGAATGCATCACCATCAGTCATGCGGGAACGCTGACCAAAATTAATATCTCCCAGATTTTTCGTTACCCTGTCTGCCAGTTGTCCGGCATCCTCGCCGGGCTTCTGAGTGATGTTAAATTCCGCCCGTATCTGATATGTGGGTTTTACTTCCACCTGGCTGACACTGCCGGGTGTATACTGAAGAGCTGAGAGGGGATCCGAATTACCCTGCCCCGGATCTGCTGCATGAAGTCCATCAATGTAGGTGCGGGATTTCTCTTTTATCGCCTTAAAATCAGGTTCTTCTTTCGGCCCCAGCAGAGGGTCGAGAAATGCATCAAACTTTTTATCGTCATGATTCCAGGGGAGATAACCGCGGGTGTCTTTATAAGCCTGTACAACCTGTTTCGTCAGATCCGGATTTTGCCTGAGCAGTTCATCAAACCATTCTCCCTGGCCGTTTTTCTGCGCCACCGCTCTCGCCAGCTCCGGCGACCCCATTTTTGCCAGATATTCCAGTACCTCTCGCCGGTCCTGACGCGGATCATCTGCCAGCCCCCACTCAATGGCTTTCTGCGTTATTCCGGCCAGAACTTTTCCAAATTTCCACATCCAGGCAGCCATGTCGATCAGCGCCGGCAGGGCATCATCACGAATAAATGCCCGGATTTTTTCCAGCCCACCATTCTTAAACCAGGCCGCAAGGTCATCCGTCACCTGTTGAATATGTGGGGCAAGTTCATTACCCAGCTGTCCGCTGATTTCATCAATGGAAGAACTCAGAACATTACGGAGATTTGACAGTGCCACATGTCCCTGAACTGCGCCATCAGCCCCTGCCTTTGTCACCAGGTTATAGCGTTTCTGCTCACTGATAAGCTCCCGATAAGTTTTCCCTGACAGACGCATCCAGGTCAGAATTTTATTGGCCTCACCACCGAACAACGCATCTGCCATTCCGGCAGCCACCTGTTCATTCTCTACCTGCAGTAAGCGATCAAATAAAAATTCGACCTGCTCCTGGTTACTTTTCCCTGCCATCACCCCGGCTTTCAGTCCCAGTTTGCCAAAGACCTCCTGAATGGCCCCTTTATCCGTGGCACCATTATCATCGTCAAAAACCTTGTTCCGGTATTCCTCAAACAGATCACCAATGTTTTCGCCGTTTAACCCCATCTGACGGCCCAGTGAATCCCACGCCGCATAGGTTTCGTAATCCACCCCGTAACTCCGGGCTATCCCTGCCCGCTCTGCCGTTTCCGAATTCCGGTTCAGTACCGCGCTGGCACCTGCTGCCAGCGTCAGCCCGGAACCAACAGAGAGTCCGAGTCCGGTTTTAAGAAATGTCCCTGCCCGTCCTTTCCAGCGTTCCAGGCGCTCTGCCCGTTCAAGCTGGCGATTAAATCGCTCCTGCTCCGCTGCAGCATCATTGATTTTCCGTTTCAGCTTTTCATACTGCTTTCGCAGATCGGTAATATCCTGCCCTGCCAGTACGCCAGCCTGAATTTTTCGTTTCAGTACGTCCTGCTGGCGTGTCAGACGAGCCACTTCCTGTGTTGCTCCTGATAATCCGTGCTTCAACCCATCAACCGATTTTTTCCACGACGGATCTATCGTGCCTCCGATCCGGATATTCGCTTTAAGGTTATCGCCCACCGTTGCCATAACATAGCTTCCTCTCTTCCGACTCCGCCAGCATCATTGCCACAAAATCCGTATACGGCAGCGCCATCACATCTCCGGGAGACCACCCGAACCAGGCACCGGCACGCCGTATCGCTGTCAGGATGCTTTCTTCTTCCGCCGGACCGGCGGCAGCAAAAAAACATTAAACTGACGCTCCAGGGCCAGGTAATCACACGCTTCCATGTTCATCATGTCTGCCGCGTCCATCCCACACAGACCAGCAATCATATCCAGATCAGCCTCTGCTTCCGGTTTGTTACTCCGGCGATGCAACAGACGATCGCGGACAGTGGGCGCACGCATAGTGACGTGCGTGATCGTCTGTCCTGATGCGGTGACATACGGCACGGATAACACAATTTCCACGCAGCTGGCAGGAACACTGTTTTTTTCCGACATAAGCATCTCCTAAAAAAAGGCGGCCTGAGCCGCCTGAATGACAGGATCCCCGGATTAAACCCGGATGATTTTTTTCAGATCCGACAGAACATTAACGCCGTTAATACGACGAACAAATTCCTCCGGAATAATGCAGATGGTTTCCAGACCATCTACAGCCTGACGGTAATAACTCAGCGACATCTCCACCGTCACCGAAGCCTCCGCCTGTGACGTTGCCGGGCGCGCATCCGGCGTGATACTGGTGATCATCCCCTGCAGTGTTTCCACCTGTCCGCTGGTCGCATTCCCCACCCGGTAAGCCTGGCGGACAACGATCTCCGGCGAATAAAGCCCGGCCTGTAATCCCAGCAGGGTCAGCATGGCAACATCGTAGCCATAAATCTTAAATGAGCAGGTCAGCGCTTCCATGCCGTCATCCACTGCCACCGGTGCATCCATTGCGCCGGTTTTGATATCCACTGTCGTGATATTAATGGCTGGCGGCGTGTACTCATGTGCCCCCTGAAGACGGATCCCGCCAGGAAGAAATAACGCCCATGCGCGCAACAGTTTTTTTTCACCCGTAATCATACCGTCAGCTCCTCCAGCGCCAGTTTATTGTTAATCATCGCCCGCAGTGTCAGGCGCTCCAGTGGTGACTTCGGCCCAAAGTCATAATCGATATACAACTGCCCGGCAGCCAGGGTTTCTGCTGTATTCAGTTCATCATTCAGCCAGGCGCTGCCACCGTGGATCGCACCCAGATTTTTAAGCTGACGCATATAGGCATTAATGCTGCCAAGAATGTCGTCTGCCACATCCCGATCAAGCGGGCGATCGACATAAGGCAACATGGCCTCCTGGATACTGTCCTCAATCACATCTGCAGTGCGACGTACCGGTTCAAAGCGCCACTGACTGTGGGATGTGCACAGACGGTTACCCCAGTGTTTAAAACCGTCATGGCGAATAATGGTGGAGATATTTTCCATGTTCAGCAGGTTTGCCGTGCAGTTCTGCTCCCCGAGAATAAACGTATCCACCTGCTCCAGACCGGTGATATTCATCACGTCCTGGTTTGATTTGGACCACCACCACCCTTTTTCATAATCAATACGGGCACGCAGCCCGGCAGCACGAGCCGAATATGGACGAAATACCGTTTGCCCGCTGTCATCCGTCACTGACACGCGCGGACGCAGCAGCTCCACACGTCCGCCAAATGACGCGCGCCGCTGAACCACATCCTGCGGCGTTGCCATTGAGGGCGAGTCAATATAGGCCACAGCCCGCAACTTCGCGGCATACGTTTCCAGCGCCTTTGCCACGCCATCATCCTCACTGTACCCCGTGGCAATGAGGATGCGCGGTTGATAGCCTGTGACGCCCTTACTTTCTGTCAGCGCCTCCATGGCCTGAATCACCGCCGCACGCTGTTCGGCCTCTTTCGCCTTTGTTTTACTTTCTGCGCGCACCACAATCACCAGCGCACCAGTCTGGTCAAAAATATCACGCAGGGCCGGGTATAATGTTCCGGCTGTGCCCAGTTTCCCTGCCTGAGTAATGGCCCCTGCCACTACCACCGGTGTATTGACCGGGAACGCCTCATCTTCTCCGCCGGATAACGTCAGGCTGAACGGCGACACCACTTTATTTTCAGCGCCTCCTGCATTCAGAGTGCTGACAGCCACCGTCACAGGCGAATCCCCCAGCGCATTCACCACTTCAGTCACACGGTCCGCCGTGGCGTTAACCTGGCTGTGTTCGTCCGTCCCCAGTGTTATCGTCAGGGTCGTACCTTTCAGCGAGGCCACTGTCTGCGCGTTTTGTTCTGTGGCAGCCACAGCAACAACCGAAATCTTATTACCGGCCCGACCTTCCTGTTTCGCCGTGAAATCCAGCGCCGTTCCCAGCAGCCAGGAGCCGGCTGTGCCGGAAGCGCACACACCACCAGAGGCGTCCGGCGCTGTCCCCACCAGGCCAATCACTGCCGTGGAGATGGTCTGCACGTAAGCGCATCATTTAAACCGTCTTTCGCCTTCCTTTCCTGTTTCCGATACTAATGTCCATTTTCGCAGTAAAAGGACATTTAAGATGAATGCACGAAAGGCGGTACTGGCAGATAATCCGGAATTGATCCTGCGTGTGCTACAGCTGAGATTTGACGAGTCACTGTCGTACCCGCGCATTTCTGCGCAGACTGGTGTCAGCAAAACCGCCATTTTTTCTCTGGTGAGGCGATTTCACCAGGTATTCACTGACTGGCCTCTTTCCGGTGAATATTCCTGCGGGCAACTGGCCCGGGCTCTTTTCCCGGGGCGATATCCTTCAACCCCGACCGTGACTCAGCCTGTGAAAGCAGAGAAAACCCGCCGGAACCGATTTTCACCGGAGTTTAAATGGAGACTTGTTCAGCAAACTCTTTTACCCGGTGCCTGTGTCGCACAAATAGCTCGAGAGAATGGAATTAACGATAACCTGCTCTTTAACTGGCGGCATCTCTGGCGTAACGGCGGCCTGCAGCCGCCCGGCGAACATGAAACATCGCTACTTCCCGTGACGTTAACTCCGGAGCCGGATAATAAAATCCCGGCCCCCGTGCAGGTTGAGCAGATAAATACACCGTCCGACAGTCTGTGCTGCGAGCTGGTTCTGCCGGCCGGAACTCTCAGGCTTAAAGGTAAACTGACGCCGGCGT